CGCTGTGGCGGCGATCATGACGGGCTCGAATTCACGCCGTTCGCGCGTCCGGTCGTGCTTGCCCAGTCGGCCGGGATCGCGGCAGTCACCCATTGGGCGCTGTGCCCGGTCACTGGCGAGCCGATCATGCTGCACATCGTCTCGGACGAAGTGCAGCCACAGATAAGCCTTGAAGGCGTCCTGGATGCCGCCTACGCCAGCGAAACCAATGTCCAGATTTCCTGTTTCTTCGATGATGGATGGACAATCAAGCTCGGCGATCACATCAATGGTTTCACGGCAACAGCTTACGCGCGAGACGCCAGCCAACTGGCGGCGGCGCTGGACGTCCTGATCATGGCGCACGATCCCGACGGCACTTATACATCTCTCGTACTCCAAAGGCAGGGCTGACTATGCAATACCCAATAAGCGATACCGAAGCGGCGGAGCTTGAAAAGCGCTTCACCTACCACGCGCCGCAAGGCGATCAGCCCGTCCGCTATGGCCTGATCCGGGGCGCTGGAAAGACACTCGCCGAGACGCTGTGCCGGCTCTGCCCGCCGAGCCGGGAGCTGTCCCTGGCGTTGACCAATCTCGAACAGGCCATCACGTGGGCCAACGCCGCCATCGCCAGAAACGAGTAACGCCATGCCGACCATCCGCGAACAAGTCGCCAACCTGATCGGCGGGAACGTCCGCGCCCGCGAGATCGACCGCTTCCGAGCCGAGGCGCGCGAAGCCGTGCAGGCGCTGGTCGAAACCCGCCGCTACGTCATGTCGCCGGAGAGCATGCTGCGCTCGCTCGGCGAAATGGATAACCGGCTGATCGACCTGTTGCTGTCGCAGCGCGGGCAGATGCGCCTGATCCCAACCGCCGACCGGATGCAACAGTGGAGCGAGAATGACCGGCTGGCGGCCGTCGCGGACAGCCGCTGGATGTACCATTACGACGTGATGGTCTGGCGCGCCGTCCAGATGTGGACCGACTTCGGTTTCGGCCAGCACGTCATCGTGGAACCGGCCGACGAAGCGCTGGCCAAGGCGTGGGAAGAATTCTGGACGGCGCGGCGCAACCGCTCCGTCATTGGGCAGCGCAAAATCCACACGCTGTCCAACGCGCTGCTGACCGACGGCGAGTATTTCCTGATCTTCTACGTCTCGACCCTGGACGGGACGTGCACGATCCGCCGGCTCTCGACTGACCGCATCCTGGAGATCAAGACCGATCACGACGACCCGGACGTCAAGCTGTTCTACGTCCAGAACACGGCCACCGGCCAGGTGTGGTACCCGGACTGGCAGGCGAACGCGGAACAACTCGACGCCTACCTGGCCGCCAACCCGCTGCCAGACGGTGCGCGGCGCGCCGACGAAGTCCGCGAGAACACGCACGTCGTCGCCATGCACGTAGCGCTGGACGACGACGGCGGCCGTGGCTGGCCGCAACTACGCCGGGCTCTGGACTGGGCACGCGCCTACAAAGACTTCCTGCAAAATCGCGCCAGCGTCGCCGCGGCCGTCGCCATGTACGTTGACCGGCTCAAGGTCAAGGGCGGCCAGAGGTCGGTCGACAACGTGATCGACCGCCTGCAATCGCACTTTGCCCGGTCAACGGATGCCGGCGTTGACCGAAACCCCACCCCGCCGGCGGGATCGACCTGGGTCGAAAACGAAGCCATCGCCCGCGAGCGCATGCCGCTGACCACGGGCGCCGGCGATGCCCAGGTGGACGGCATGACCATTGCCGGCCAGTTTGCCAGCGGCGCCGGCATCCCGCTCCACTACCTGAACCGCTCGGACGCCATGCAGAACCGCGCCATCGCGCAGGAAAGCGGGCGGCCGTGGTACGAGCAAATCCAGCGATACCAGTCCTTCTGGGTGGACGTGCTGGCCGACATCGCGGAAGTGGTCGGGCGCATGGCCGAGACCTACGGCAAAAAGAAGATCGAGGATTACGCGGTCGAAGTGACGCTCGACAGCCCGTCCGACAACGACATCGCCGAGATCGTCTCCGCCCTGGCGGCGGTCGCGGACGCGGCCTCCAGCGGGGTACTGGACGCCGAGGTCGGGAACAGGGCCGTGGAAGAGCTGACGCGCCTGGCGCTGTCGGCGTTGGGTGTGCGCGACGCCGATAGCCTGCTGCACCCGGACGGCGAACCGGATCCGGGCGACGGCATGGGTGACGACACCGACGCGATGGATGTCGCCATTGAAAACCTGCGCGTCGGCAAGACGACGCCGGAGCGGTTCATCGAGTTCGTCAAGGCCGAGCTGATAAGCCACTATGGCCATCACGCTCACTGAAGCTCGCGCGCGCCGGAAGCGCCCGACGTCGGGCGGCTATGAGTCGGCGATTGGGTCGGCCATCCGCGCCCTGTGGACTGGCGCCATCGACGCCGGCCAGTTCTCTGACCTGCTGCTGGCCGCGATCCGGCGCTACCTGACGGCGGCATGGGAAGCCGGCATGGCCGACGTCGGAGTAGAGCCGGAAGAGATTACCGAAGACGAGCGCGCCGAGCTTGAGCGCCTGATCATGACTGAGTTCGGCTATGTCGCGAGGCTGACCGGCGACATCGAAGCCAGGAACAAAGACGCCGGCGGCGAGCTGGCGCCCTTGGTGGCGCGGGCCGGGATGTGGGCGACCCGGTACACCGAAGCCAGGAACATGGCCCGGACCCTGGCCGGGGCCGAGCAACGCCTGGAATGGGTGTGGACGCCGCGCAAAGAGCACTGCCCGGACTGCCGGCGCCTGAACGGGATCGTCAAGCGGGCTTCGACGTGGCTGCTGGCCAGGGCGCGCGGCCTGTACCCGCAGAGCCGCGCCCTGGATTGCCACGGCTACCACTGCGGCTGCGAGCTGAAGCCAACCAACAAGCCGCTCACGCCCGGCCCGCTGCCCAAGATCAAGAGGGAGATATGAGCAACCTGTCAGTCTCAGCGCTCTGTACACACTGCCAGGCCACGGTCAGGGTCGGCCCCGACGATTTCCAGGAGCGCCCCGTTGAAGGGCATGCGGGCGTGGTTTTGCTCGGGATCGTCTGCCCGCTCTGCCAGGCCTTCACGCCGTCCTGTTACGACAGCGCGGACCTAAAGCGGATGCGCTGGCAGGCTGAGAAGGCGCCGCAGGCCAAGACGCGCCAGTTGCTGTTGCGGACCTATCAAGCGCAATTCAAGCGGCTGCAACAGCAGATGGCCGGGTGAGCGGGGCGCTATGGAAGACATTCTAACCACCCTGTACAAAAACACGACCGCTGTCAGGCTGACTGCGGACCTTGACCTGAGCAAATTGAGCGCCCTCTCGGATGCGGTGCGTGAAGCGGCGGCGTTTGCGGCGATGACCCTGCGGGAGTTCGGCGAAACCGTCGCGCAGTGGTCGGCCTCCGTTTCGTCCGAGTGGCGCGGGTTCGTCCGCGAGCAGACACCGGACGACGTGCCAGAGCCGGCCCTGCGCGAGTACGCGCTCCGCCTGAACATGCGCCGCCGCTGGCGCAAGGTCAACTGGCGCCGCCTGAACAGCAATGAGCGCGCCGCCGCCTATTGGGACTGGTACAGCCGGCGCGGGAGGGTGACGATGTGGCACACCACAACTACCGCTACAACGCGGAAGACGGCCTGAAAGGCGTGACCATGACCGTCGAGGTCGTCGTCGTCAACCTGTGGCGCGTCCGGCTGCGACTGTGGATCGCGACACGCCTGATCAGGCTGGCGGCCTGGGTGGGCGGGTACAACCTGGTGCTCAATCAGCGCGTCGGCGTGATCGTCACCGAGCAGCCAGGGCGGGAGATGGCCAGGCGCCATGAGTGAGCAGCCAGCCGCGCCAGCGCCACAAGGGCGGCCCAGCGGCAACCTGGCCGCCGCCCAGGCCCGCTACCGGGCGATGGGCCTGAGCACCCGGCAGGCCAAACTGTTAGCCCGGATAGACCACTTGCGCGAGAGTGGCGTTCGCGCTATGATTTTGGTCAACCCGGACGGATTGACGTGGCAGTTCTGGCGCGTCACCCCGGACGGCATGGCGGCAGAGTAGGCCGCTACCCCCGTATACTGGGGGGCCACCGGCGCTTTCCGCGCCCAACCCTATAACTCGCGCTACTGGCGCGCCGCTCCCTGATCGGGACGCGGCGCGCCTTTTTTGTTTAAGTCTTTGGAGACGGCATGGCCGACATCACCAAGACCATCGGCGGCAAGACCTTCAAGCGCTCGGATTTCCTGGTCGCCGACGACCCGGAGAAGTCAGACACCTGGCACCTGCCCGTGCGCCGCGATGGCAAGGCCGACCGCAAGCTCGCCGCGGCCGCCAAAGCCGCGCTCACCAAGAATTTCCGGGGCAGCAAGTACGCGGGGCCGGATCAGGCCGGCGCCCTGAAGAAACTCAAGGCGCTGTACAAGGCCGAGGGATGGGATTGGGGAGAGCTGCACGCGCTCCAAAGCGATCCCGAATTCCAGGAAATCCTGGTCGAATACTACGACGTCCCCAGCGACTACGTCTATGTGCCCTGGGGGGCGCGCTCGTTCGCGGACATCGACGCGATGGAAGACGCGCAGGAGTCGGCCAACGAAGTCCGCCGGCGCACGTCGCAGTACACGCGCCTGGTGGAGCGCATCATCGAAGACCCCGCCGTCTCCCCCAAACTGCCCGCGATCAAGAAACTGTCCGACGAGTTCATGGCCGTCATCGGAAAGGCGCTCGGGGAAGTCACCGATGCCGCCGACGACCTGGACGGCGCCGGCGCTGAGCCCGACATGGAAGCCGGAGAAGCGGTCGTGCAGGAGCTGGCCGAGAGCGAAGCCGGCTCGGCCCTGCGCCTGGTGGAAGCCGCAGCGGGCGACGCCCCTTCCCCGCTAGTGATGGAGATCGCCATCATCCAGCCCGGCTTCGGAAACCAGAAGGACAACCACTACTACCCCAAGGAAGTCCTGGCCCGCGACGCCGGTGTGTTTGTCGGCTCGAAGATGTACGAGACCGACCATCGGCCGGAAGAGAAATCCAACCGCACCTGGGTTTCGACGGTGGAAAGCATCACCGGCTTCACCGAAACCGGCGCGCCGATCGGCCGCGTCGTCGTGCACGACCCCGGCTTCGCCGAGCGCGCCAAGAACCTGAACGCCGCCGGCCTGCTCTCCAAACTCGAATGCTCCATCCTGGCCAACGGCCGCGCCCGCAAGGGCATGGCCGAAGGCAAGACTGCCAACGTCGTCGAAGCCATCACCGAAGCCCATTCCGTCGATTGGGTGACACGCGCCGGCGCCGGCGGCCACGCCATGCGCCTGGCCGAGACCGCCACAGGAGGCACCATGCCCGAAGACAAGAAACCCACCGAGACCGCCGTGGCTGAAGGCCAGAAGCCGGCTGATCCCACGGCCACCCAGACCGCCGGCGCCGCGCAGACGGTCGTCATCCAAGAGAGCGCGCCGGCCGCTGCGCCAGTCGCGCCGGCCCCGCAGGTCCTGGCCGAAGCCGATGTCAAGGCCGAGCTGACCAAGACCAACCTGCCGGCGGCCGCGCAGACGCGCCTGGCGGCGCGGACCTACGCCGACGAGAAGGCGCTGCAGGAGGCCATCGACGGCGAGATCGCGTACCTGAAAGAAATCACGGGGAGCGGGAAGCCGCTCAATTTTGAACCGCCGGCCCCGACCCCGGCGCCGAGCCTGGCCGAGACCAACAAGCGCGTCGAAGCCGTGCTCACCAAATACTGGGGCTGATCGCCCCGCTAGGAGACCATCATGCCCGAGCAAATCCTGACCGATTACGAAGTCTCCGACATTGGCGCCGAGCGTCTGTGGTCCGTGCCCTATGCGCGGCTTGAAGACGCTACGCCGACCGTCGGCAACCCGGCCGCGCTGAAGTCGCGCGTGTCTGGTGAGCAGGCCGGCGGTGTCGTGAAGAGCATCGACGCCGGCCGCAGTCTGGCCGTGGTCGATCTCACGCCGAAGAAGATCTACAAATTCACCGTCCGCAACGTGCTGACCTACGCAGCCGGGGCGGAGGCGACCTTCGGCGCGATCAACGTCGGCGACACCATCTACTACGATCGGTCGGCCACCATGCCGGCCGGCACCTATCTGTCCACGTCGCCTCTGGACAAGGACGGTGGCGCCAACCCCGTGTGGGGCCACGTGGTCCCGCTCGACGAGACGGATACGGCCGCCAAGGGCGGCGCTACCGCTTCGACCCAGACTTGCGCCGTGGCGAAGGCGTAAGGCGAAACCACGCCAAGAAAGGAACCCCACACATGTACCAGGTTTCACGCCTTCTGCGCGAAGTCGCCCTGACCAAATTCGGCTTCGATGAAACCCAGCGCGCCGACATTCTGCGCGCCCGCCAGCTCCCGGCCTGGGCGGCCGCCAAGCTCGGCGAGGAAGACCAGCGCCGCCTGTTCGCGCTGGCTGAGCTGGAGCACTGGCGCAACATGGATGCGGCCACTCTCCAGGAGACCATGACGGTCGCGCACTTCACGACCTACTTCACCGATGCCATCGACCGGCAGTTCTATCGGGATTACCAGTATCAGGCTGGGTCCTGGCAGAACTACATCTACCCGGACACCGTGCCGGACTTCCGGGACGTCAAGCGCTTCCGCATGACCGAACCGGAAGGTCTGCAACTGCGCGGCGAGAAGCAGTCGAAGGCGCAGGCGAACATCGCGCCGTCCGTCACCAGCTACGGCGTCGAGGAGTGGGCGCGCGACTTCGACGTCTCCTGGCGCGCGATCCTGAACGACGACCTGGGCAAGATCCGCGAGACGCCCCAGCGCATGGGGAACTCTGCGCGCCGGTCGGTGGACAGCTTCGTGTCGAACCTGTTCGACAACGCCACGACCCAGGCGGCCCTGGTGGCCTTGGGCGCGCTGTACGCCGGCACCGGGCGTCTGACCACGGCCAACCTGGCCATCGGCGTCAACGCCATGATGCAGCGCACCGACGCCAAGGGCAACCGCATCACGTTCAGCGCTCTGCATCTGGTCATCCCGCCCGTGCTGAAGGTCCAGGCCGCGCAGGTCCTGAAGGACATCATCAGCTATGGCGGCCCCAACTCCAACGTGATGGCCGAGTTCATCAAATCGGTTCAGGTTGACCCGTACATCGGCTTCGCCAGCCCCGACGTCCCCTGGTACCTGATCGCCGACAAGAGCGAGATCCCGGCCGTCACGCTGGCCCGTCTCACCGGCTGGCCCGGCCCGGTGGTCAGCATGCGGCGCTCGGACATCCAGCTTGTGAGCGGCGCCGCGCCGGCGGCGTTCCTGATGGGCGATCACGGCACCGGGAACATCGTCTATGGCGTGCACGACGTCTACGGCGGGTGGGACGACCCGACCTATGCCGGCGTGACCGACTATCGCGGCATCTACTATTCGTCCGGCACCACGGCCTAACGCGGCCGTTGACACACCCCCCGTATGCGGGGGCAACCACGCTGATAGGAGCATTCCATCATGGCTGACGAAAACACCGCCCCGGCCGCAAAGCCGATCCTGCCCAACACGCCCGAGATGGAAGCGTTTCTGGGCATCGGCTACAGCGGCATGACAGTCAAGGACGCGAAGGAAATCATCGAAGCGCGCAAGAAAGACTCGGCGGCCTACCCGTTCGAGATGGAACAGAAGGCGCGCGCCTTCCTGGCCGCCTACGGCACCGCCCCCAAGGTCGTGTCGACGCGGACGATGTTCCAGCGCCCTGAGCACGTCGCGGCCTGACGACCGCGCCAGAAAGGCAACCAACGACGATGGACCCGCAGACCGACGGCATCGCCTACAAGGACCGCGTGCTCGGCATCCCCGGCGATGCCATCACCGGCCCGCTTCATCTGGGCATCCGCGTTGACCGCGCGGCCGCCAATCTCCCGCAGACGACCCAGGCCGCGCTATTCACGATCAGCGGCGGCAGGGTCATGGCCTGGATTCTCGGCGAGGTCACGACCGTAATCCAAAACCAGGCCAACAATACCAAGCTCGTGCACAACCCGAGCGTTGGCACTGACCTTGACCTGTGTGCAGTGCTGAACATCGCCGCCGACGAAGTCGGGACGTTGTACGGCATCACTGGCACGCCAGCCGACGCCCTGCTGGGCGCTGGCCAGGCTGTGCGCCTTCAGGATCCGGTCGTTCTCAAGCCGGGCACGCTCGACCTGAACTGCGCTGCCTCTAACACCGGCCAGGTCAAGTGGACCGTGTTCTATCTGCCGCTCGACCAGGGCGCGGCCGTCGTCGCCGCGTAAGCCGATGTCGTGTAGCGGGCGCCTGGCCGACAGTTGGGAGTTCGCCACGTTCTGGTGCATGGGGAGCCTGATCTCCCGCATGCACGATGGCGGCAATCTCTCGCCCAAGCTGGTCGACAGCCAGGCCAGCTTTCGCTCCAAGGGCGTGCGGGCCGGCGCCGGCATGGTCGTCTACAACGTCAGCGACGGATCACAGGGCACGATCACGGACGTCACCGACACCGAGATCGTGGCCGCGCTCAGCGGTGGAACGCGCAATCACTGGCGCAACGGCGACACCTACCGCGTGACGCCGCTGGATGCGTTCGAGATCGCGCAGATCGAGCACTACCTGGAAGTCTCGGTGGCGCCCATCTACGCCGCGCTGGCGGCCGCCGGCGCCTGCGACTGCGCGCTGTCGGCGTGGGGCGCGCAGCACCTGAAGCACCTGAACATCATCAGCGCGGCCGGCTTCCACACCTGCACGTGTTCGATGAAGCTCAGCGACGAGGAACGCGCGGCCAACCGCGAATGGGTGGCCGAGCAGTTGCGGCAAATCCGCACCGGCGAGATCGACCTGTGTGAGGGCGGCACGGGCAAGGACTATCCGGCCTTTGGCGACCTGGAGCGCGCCGGCACCGACTTCGCGGCGGCGCGCATCATCGCCAACCGCGCGGCCCGGACGGGGAGCTGAGCGTGGTCAAGTTCAAGCCGAAGCTGGCCCGCCCGCCCAAGGTCGCCGCTATGCGCCGCGAGCTGATGCGCGGCATGGCCGACTTCGCCGACGACATGGAGCGCGCGCTCAAGCAGCCGACGCTGACATGGTCGAAGCCGGTCACGTTCACGCGGCGTGTGGATGCCGGCGCCACGTGGTTCAGGGTCGTTGTCGAGACCGATGACGACCGCTACCGCTGGACGAGCGAGGGCACGCGGCCGCACATGATCCGCGCCCGCATCGTCGGCGGCGTGACGCGGTCAACGCAGGCCAGGCGCGGCGTACTGGCGTTCTCGAAGTTCTCGAAGGCCAAGACTGCACCCGGCCAACTCGTGGCCGGCCCCGGCTACGCCGGCGGCGGCATGGCCTACGCGCAGGCCGTCAAGCATCCGGGCACGAAGGCGCGCCGCTTCCCGAAGGCGGCGGCCAGGGTGCTCAAGCCCGTCTTTCGCTTCCGCGCGACGGCCGCCGCGCATCGCGCCGCCGATGCCAGCGGTCACGCGATCAAGTGAGTGAGATGGCAAAGAAACAGGACGCACAAGCGGCCGACGAGGCCGCCCCGGAAGTCATGGCCGAGACGCACGCCGAGACGCCGGCGCCACCGGCTGGCGCGCCGTGGGCCGCCATCATCGGCACTCTGGCGGCCACCCCGGCCAAACTCGAAGCCGCGCTGCATGGCGCCGGCATCCTGACACTGGACGATCTCAGGCGGCGCCCGGCGGCGGCGTTGGGCGTGCTGCAATCGGTTTACGGGCTTGATTTGGCGGCGCTGATCGAGCGGGCCGAAGCCCACTACAACAAGGAGTGATCCTATGGCCGACAAGAAAGTGTTTACCGCCAAGGACGGCGCCGTCTTCATCCAGCGTGAGCCGACCGCCGCACCCGAGTATCTGGGCTGCGTCGATCTCGAAGACATCTCCGCCGACGACGGCGACATCAACCTGATCCAGGGCTTCGACGTCAACGGCGATTATGCCGTGCAGGGCTACACCAAGGATGCGCCGTCGCCGGTGACGACGTCGCTGACCTTGTGGCTGGGCAAGACGGCCGAGTTCCTGGAAGACGTGCGCTGCCCGTTCTATTTGCACGTCAACCTGCGGTGCGGTGGTCTGGCCAACGTCCTGGCCAACTACGAGCGCGCGGTCGTGCTTCAGATCGCGGCCAAAACCAACCGCACGCTCTCCGGCCTGGCGAAGCGCAACGAAGACGCCGAATCCGAACAGAGCTTCGACCTGTCGGCGCTGCCGCCGATCATCGACGTCTTCAAGCTCACGCCCGACCGGCAGACCAACGCCGAAACGCGGGCGCTGAATGACGTCTTCTTCATCGACACCGCTAAGTGCGCTGATTGCGGCGGCGTGTCGATCGCGGCCGGCCAGTACGGTGGGGCGTCCTCGGATGGGGCCGTCGGCCAGACTGCCAATATTCAGTTCACGACCGACAGCGGCCAGAACTGGGCCGCCGGCGGCGCGGATCCGTTCGCGGCGGCCGAAGACGCTCAGCCGATCGTCGGCTTCTACATCAATCGCGCCACGATCCGCTGGATGGTTGGCCGCGGCACGACCGATGCCGGAAACCCGGCCGAGATCGCCTACTCAGACGACCAGGGCGCGACCTGGACGCTGGTCAACGTGGGCGCGACCAACGCGCAGTACTTCCTGGCCAAGAAGACGATCTTCGTCTACGACATGTACAACATCTGGGCCGTGACCAGTGGCGGCTACGTGTACAAGTCCGAGAACGGCGGCGGCTCTTGGACGGCGCAGGAGTCGGGCGTGCTGACCGCCAGCAATCTGAACGTGATCCGCTTCGCGCCGGGTTCGAAGCTGGTCGGGTACGCGGCCGGCGCGTCGAACGCCATCATCCGCACCCTGGACGGCGGCGTGACCTGGGCGTCTGTCACCGGCCCGTCCGGGCAGAGCGCGGTCGCGATCAACTGCCTGGAAGTGCGCGACCGCTACAACGTCTTCATCGGCTATGCCGACGGCAAGCTGTACCGCACCAAGGACGGCGGCGTGACCTGGACGCGCGTAACGGGCTGGACCGGCGACGGAGTCGGGCAGGTCCG